CAACAAGGTGCAACCGGAGCCGATGGTGCAATTGGTCAACAAGGAGCTACTGGAGATAAAGGAGAAGAAGGCGCTATTGGTAATCAAGGTGCAACTGGAGCTATAGGTTTACAAGGTGCAACAGGTGGGCAGGGTGCCGATGGTGCTATTGGTCAACAAGGTGCTACTGGAGCCAATGGTGCAATTGGTCAACAAGGAGCTACTGGAGATAAAGGAGAAGAAGGCGCTATTGGTAATCAAGGTGCAACTGGAGCTATAGGTTTACAAGGTGCAACAGGTGGACAAGGTGCTGGTGGTGCAATTGGTCAACAAGGTGCAACAGGAGCCGATGGTGCAATTGGTCAACAAGGAGCTACTGGAGATAAAGGAGAAGAAGGCGCACTTGGTAATCAAGGTGCAACTGGAGCTATAGGTTTACAAGGTGCTACTGGAGCCGATGGTGCAATTGGTCAACAAGGAGCAACAGGAGAAATAGGAAAACAAGGTGCAATTGGTTTACAAGGAGCTACTGGTGGAGCAGGACCTTCTGGAATAAAGGGTGCAACCGGATCTGCAGGCCCTCAAGGTGGATCAGGTGTTGGATTTATTGGAGCAACAGGAACTGAAGGTGCAACTGGAGCTATAGGTGATGTTGGTGGATTTACTACAACATATAATGCAGTAGCCGTAAGTTCTTCTACATTTGCATTAAAAACAGCAACAACTTCTGGTAGCAGTTGGTTAATAAGTGGTGCTAATCATAGATTCTCTGGCCAAGGTGCAGATCCTTCTTCAGGAACAGCATTAGATTATGATGTTACTCAAACCGTATATGCAAACATGAAAGCTTCGCTCATAGGCGGAGATCAGGTATTTTATAGAGTATGGGAATATGGTCAACCTGAAAAAGTTAATTTTTATAAATCAAAATCTAGCGCATTAATAGTTACTACTGGTCTAACTGGTGGATTATTTGTTTCTAAAGCACAATATTTAGGTGGAGCTCAAATAGAATTTTTTAATAAGCCATGTATAGGTTGGGGATTCAATGGTGATGTAGGATTTACTGGCGCAACAGGTGCAGGTACAACTGGTGCCCAGGGTTCAACTGGATTAGCTGGTGTTGGGTTTATTGGAGCAACAGGAACTGACGGTGCAACTGGAGCTATAGGTGCAACTGGTGCTGGAACTTCTGATGGATATATTATTGCTCAATCATCAATAAAGGGTAGAAGTAATGCACCATATACTGCCGGAAGTGGTTATGCCTATGGGTATTCCAACAGTACTTCGGTTCTAGATCCAGCTAGTTATACTGGAGAAGGAAATCTTTTAGCCACCCAAAATACAACATCATTTAGCATTGCTAAGGTAGGTGCATTTAATCAATTTGGTGTTACGAGAAGTAATCAAAGAAAACTGAGGTTAACGGCAAATGCTACACTAATGGCATCTAAATCCGCTCAACCTCTTGTTAATAGAACTCTTCATTGGATAGTTCTACGAGCTACTGTGCCTGGTGCTAATACACCGTTTACTACAGCAACTTTTGCCACAAGCACAGCTGGAAGTGGTACTCAAACAAATGCACCATTTACAATCTCAACCACAAATGGACATAACTTCCAGATAGATGTAGAGTTTGCAACTGTTGCATTTGATAGACATGATTTGGTAGCTGTAGGTGTTGCGTTTAGTCAGATTTCAGGTGATCTAGATCCAGGAGAATGGAATTGGACAAGTACTTGGAAATTAACTGATGAAGGGATAGCAACATAATCTTAAACAATTATTATATTTAAAGTATAATAATAAACAGACTTATAATGCAAAAAGATAATATTGAAGAAACCTCAAAAGAAGAAGTAAAACCTAAACTACATTGGCAGTGGATCAAAGGTGATAATTCTGGTAATGTAGTTACATTTAAGGATGAAGGTCCACAGTGGATTACATTTAATGAAGGCGGCCGAATAGCTACTGATTTAAGAGATGAGTTTTTACAACAATTAGATCCAGATATAGCAGGTGAATTTGTAAAACCTAATCAATCTAATATAGATCCTTTAAATGTAGGAGGAACTAATGTTACTCCAAATACTGAAGTCCCAATTACACCATTAGAACAATCTATTTCACCTATTAGAGTTTTGTTTAATAAGCAAAAGAAAAATAATAAAGTAAAACTTCTTTTAGAATTTCCAGTAAACATTCCAACAAAAGGTGTATATGAATTAATGAGCACATCATTTGATCCTACTGAAGTTAATGAACAATTAGAATCATTTATTTTAGATCAATTATCTGAAGATGAAATATTAGACTGTTTACACAGCAGTGTACAATCATTAATCGAGAGCAAGTACAAAGGCGAATAGCACACTTTATAACTAGTAATATATAATAAAATTAATCATATGAGCGAGACTGCAAAACAAACTATACCTAACCGTCGCCAAAGAAGAATGGCAATGAAGCATCAAGGAATCTTAAAAATGAAAAGTAAATTATCATTAAAGGATTGGGCTGAAGTATGCAAACAAACTAGAGAAAAAGGACAAGAGATCCATACTGCTAATGTTGAAGCTGCTGAAAAAACAATTTATGCTGGATTAGAAGCTGCCGAAAACATTCATATAGGAAGATGGAAAGAAGAAGGCTACACTGACAAAGAAATAGAAAAATTAAGAGAAGCATATTCTCTTATAATGATTAAAGATAAATCTACTTGGCATACTGATAAAAAAATTGCTAGAAAAACAATTAAAGAATTAGCATCTACATTATATAAAAGAAAATCGTAAATGATTAAGATAGTTCTAGAGCCCGCTAGAAACGGGGTAATCAAAAAGGTCATTGATGATAATCATGGTGGAGGTAGGGAACATTTTACTTCTACTGATGTTTATGAAGAAGAAGGCGATAAGAATCAATACACTTATGTAAAAAGATTCTTTTTTGATTTATGTGATGATCTAGGTTTGGAGATTGGTAGTAAATTTGATAAAAATGTATTAGACATTAATGCACAATGGGGATCTCACTATGAGCCCACTGCTAAAGATATCGAATTTAAAATAAAGAAACTTAAGAGTGAGCTTAAGGAATTAGAAGAATGGAAGAACATATAGAATTTAATTTCATATACTCTAGTGATGCATTACGCGTCAAAACTTTTCTAGGAAATGTCCCTAGGAGTATTGAGTGTATAAATTATATGGATATATTTAACAAACTTACAAAAAACGATTTTTATCAATATGAACCATCTGATGCTGTAGTATCATCTTACTTAATGAGACAATTACAAAATGCAATAGGTCGTAATATTTCTACAACAATATTTTATGTTTTAGGAAGTCTTAATGAAGAAACTGTTGGCGGAATACAATCTTATGTAGAGTCGTTGTCAAACAAACCTATTACTTATAAAATTTATCATTCACCTGATATTATTGTCAACGGTACTGCCGAGCTATTCGATGACATAATAGAGTTTGAATGAAAACACATAGAATATTTAATAAAGGACAAAACGTATACTGCTTATTAGCATCTCATACTAATCCTAACATTCTTTTACCAGTCAAAGGTACTATACTTGATTCTAAATGGGATCCAGTAAATCCTCTATATCAAATTCGTATTATTAAGTTTTATGATAACATGAAATTTCTTAAACAACATTTCTTTGATATGAATTTTAGACATGTCTTTGAAAACCGAGCAAGAAAAATGATTCTTAAAGCAGATGATTTTAAAACTGCAAAAGTATTAGAAGATAGATTAAATGAAAAAGATAGAGAAAGATTTTATGTAGTAGTAGAATCTGTTATGTGTACAAAAACTAAAGTTGGTCTTTCTGAATTATTTGAAAAGGTTCAACTCTATATGATTTCTAAAAATTTAAAGGAAATTAGGGATATCTCTACAAGGCCATTTTTTAAAGGGCCACTCTCTTTAGATAGTACAAAAGAATTTGATGTTAGGTATAAAAATAGCTGGGCAGACAAATTTGAGAAAAGTAACCTTGACATTGATAAGTATCTTAATAGCCTAGGTTAAATATATAATAAAAATAACCTTAGTTCATGGCTTTTAATTTAGATAATAAAATATCAAACTTAAACGATGCTCAATACCCATCTCCTAATAAGGAGAATGCTAATTTAGTTGCACCATTTGGTGGAGAAGCTATTGGTTTTGCTAAAGGTGTTGGAGCATTATACAGTAAAAACTTTTATGTTAATGGCGCGCCTGCTGATGCATCAACCGTTGCTGAAGGTATGTCTGGTAAAACAATAGCATCTTCTATTGGAAATAAATATGCACTTTTTAATTTTCAAGGATTTTATGGAAGTCTTAATCAAGCTCAACAAGAAAATTATATAGATAGTGAATCTAATCCATTGATGGGAGGTGTCAATGCTAAGCAAGTGTCATTACCAAAAATTATAAATTACTTTGAAGATAAGTACCCTAAAATAGGTTATAAGCCATCAGATTTTTTATATTCTAAATACTACAAAAAAATTCCAGTTAATCATTTAGTTACATTAAGAAGATTTCCTACTCCAATTACAGATAACATATATACTTATAATGTTAGGCCTAAGGATAGCCAAGATTCGGTAGATGCAACACAAGTAGCTGGGGTAACTGCTATAACTTATTTAGGAGAAACTGCAGGTAATAAGTTAGAGGATTTATTATCTATGTCTTTTGGATTAAACTTTAAAGAATTAACTGCTGAGATGGAAGCTGTTGATACAGGTGGTAGCGGCGGTGGATACACCCAACAACCTTTCTATAATAAAATAGGTGGTATTGGTAAAGCTGTAGCTGATGCTTCAAAGGGTGTTAGTTCAGGTGCTAAGTTTAGAGCCCAGAATGGCGCAGGGAGTTCTACTTCTGATAGGTTAGGTACTACTTATGCAAACTTTGTATTAGGGCCTATTAATGTAGTAGATAAAACAATGATTAGGGATAGAGGTTTAAAGTTTTCAAATGATATGAAGCTAACATTTGAGTATGAGCTTAAATCATTAAGTTATATTAATCCTAAAATAGCAATGATAGACATAATCAGTAATATGTTAACAATGACTACAAATAATGCTCAGTTCTTTGGAGGAGGTCATAGGTATTATGGTAGTGCTGGTTTTGTAGGAAGTCAATTTGGTGATATTAATAAATTAAGAGGTGGAGATTTCTCAGGTTATATGGGAAGTGTAGTAAATGATGTTGAAACTGGTATGAAAGGTTTGTTTGGCGATGCTGATGGAAACTTTGATTCAAATAGTATTGTAGACGGTTTAAAGAATGTAGGTAAAACTTTATTAGGTAATATGCTTGGTGGCTTTTTAGGAAGTCAAGTTGGTGGCCAAACTGGTACAAGTGCAACAAAGGCTTTTATTAGTGGTGAACCAACTGGTGATTGGCATGTTACTGTAGGTAATCCATTAAACCCTATTGTTATGATGGGTAATATGATATGTGATAATGCTCAAATGACATTAGGTGCAGGTTTAGGTTATGATGATTTTCCAATGGAGGTTAAATTTGAATTGGATTTAAAACATGGTAAGCCAAGAGATAAAGGAGATATAGAAAATATGTTTAATGCTGGGCAAGGTAGAATATATGCATCGGCTGCAGGCGTTGAAGATGTTTTAAATTTATCAGGAAAGGAAGTTGCAACTTATGGTTCGGTACCTGATGCTGGAACGAGTAATATCCAAGCAAATTCAAATGCGCCCTCTCCTGCATCATTTAATAATGAACAAATTGCTAATGTTAAAGCAGACCGATCTGCTACTGGAAATATTAAGAATGCAACAAGCGGTGAGTATGTTAGTAATTTAACTCAAATGTTAATTGACTCATAAAAGAAATAAATTAAAATGAATATTAAATCTCTTACATTAAAGAATAAATTGACAATTGATGAAACTGGAGAACAGTATTTTGATTTGACTGCACCTTCATTTAAATACCAACAGCAGCTTGGAGTAAAAGCATTACATTATGTTACACAAGATCAGGTTGGTAGAATTGATAAAGTATCAGAAAAGTATTTTGGTACTGGAGAATANGTAGATGCTATTTGTATAGTTAACAATATATTTAATCCATTTAGTGTTAATGAAGGTGANATATTAGCTATACCTAATTTAAAAGATATAAATCTAGTTTATAAGAGACCTAANCCTGCANCTAGGCCAAGTATATCATTAGCTCAATATGTTGATACTGGAAGACAAAGTGAACAAGATCAATCTAGANTACAGAGATTAATACAAAAAGCAAAAACNAAAAAGAACGGAGTTAAAGCGCCTATCCCACCTAATATGTTACAAATGGGACAAGATGCTAAAACGTTTGGTGGTGGTAAAATTAAATTAGGAGCTAACTTACCTACAAGAAATAGTACAAATACTGAATCAATTTAAGATATGTCTGAAAGTATAGTTGAAAGAAATATATTAACCGTATTAGAGCCGGCAATACTATTAGATCCTTTAGAAATATTGGATGTAGAAAGTGGCACTGAAAATTCTGATGATGGTACTATAAAAGAAAAACCTTCTAAGTTTAGTTCAGTAGTTCCAGTTGTAAGAGTAAATGGTTATGATGTCCAAACAGATAGGTTAACAACATTCAGTTTAAGTAATAAAGGATTTTATCCAACTCTTAGATTAGCCTTTGAGGATACTGATGGATTATTTACTTCAAGGTTTTATCCTAAAGATGGGGATTTAGTACAAGTTAATATTAGATCACAAGGTGATGAAACAACATTTAAACCAATAAGAATAGATTTTAGTATCGTTGAATGTAAACCTATTGGTGGAGGTGGAGGTGTATCTGCAAATGAATATCTTCTTACTGGTAGAATGTATGTGCCTGGTTTATTTACAGAGAATGTAGATTATGAGGAAGAGGTTAGTAGTTTTGATGCTTTATTAAATATTGCAGAAAAACTAAACTTAGGATTTGCATCCAATGTTGAAGATACTGCTGATGTAATGACATGGACAAATCCTAATGATACTACTGAATCTTGGATACAAGATATTGTTGCAAATTCTTACTTAAGTGATGAAACATTTTTTACTGCATATATTGATCCTTATTATTATGTAACATTAGTTGATGTGAATATATTATTTAGTCAAGAAGGTGCTATTGAAGCTAGCCAAGGATTCAGTCAAAATGCAGGTGATACTATGGGGGCAGATGGGTCAGATGGACAATCTGATGACTTCCCTAACTATCTAAGTAATATGATTCAAATGCAAGGGGCTGCTAGGTATATTTCTAAACATCAAATGATTAACAAGAGTGGTGAAATAAGTAAAGCTAATGGGTATAAAAAGTATACTCAATATTGGGATTTAAATGCAAAAGAATGGGTTAGTGAATTTGTTGATCCTTTAACCAATGATACACCTGGGATGATAGCTGCAACCAAAGGTAGGTTAATTGATGGTGAAGTTGAAGGACCGAGAAATGATCAAGTTAAATATAAGTATCTTGGTACACAAGGTGATAATGTGCATCCTGAATTTCAATACAGTACAGTTTTAAATTATCAAAATATTACAGAGATTAATAAGATGGGCATGGAAATAGAATTAGATACTGTTAATCCAGCATTAGTAAGGAATAGTAGAATATTTTGCCAAATATTAGAATACGCAAGTCCTATTAAGAATGTATTACTAGCACCAGGACAAGATGATATAGAAGGGGAAGAAACTCCACAGACTAGATCTGGTGATGATGCTGAAAATGACCCGGCATCAGAAAATGGAGTTGTTAATGAATACTTAACAGGGTTTTATGTTATAGCCGGTGTAGAATGGTTATACACAAAACCAGGACCTCTTAGAATGAAATTAAAATTACAGCGTCGAGAGTTCACTCCTACGACCTAATAAATATAAAAACAAAAGGATATGGCAAATAACGGAAATAATAATCAAGCTAATGAGTTAGGGAATCCCTTTACTGCTGCAGGTGTTGGTGGTACTGCATTAAGCAGTGGTTCATTTCCAACGGCATATGATTTTGCAAAAAAGTTTGTAAATGCTAAAAGCTCTTATGGGAGTGGCAATAATGGCGTTACTTCAATAGATGATCCTACTTATTTAGGTTTTGAATTAATGTTTGATATTTCATCCCCATTATTTAACGGTACGGTGGAAGGGGATCCTGGTATAAATGACGGTGGTGGTAGCAATGACTATCCATCATCACCTTCAGCTATTGGCTATCTTAATAAAATTGGTGAAGCAAACAGAGTTCAATATTTAAAATCATTCTGTCAAGGAATATTAGAAATACAAAGAACAAGGCCTTATTATTTTCAAACAATTGCTGGATTATTAGAAGCATTTCAAAAATCAACAGATTTTTCAGCTGATCCTTATACCGGAACTAAAGGAGAAGAAGGTGTTGCTATAGGTTGCTTAGAGGCAATAGATTTAAAAATAACTGCTCTATTTAATATGTATAGAATGGCAGTATATGATGTGAGATATAAAAGATTTCTTTTACCTAAGAATTTATGTAGGTTTGATGTTTATATTAATGTCCATGAAATAAGAAAATTTAGAAGTACCGTAGCTTCAACTGGCGCTGATAGTAAGAGTTATGGTAATACACCTTCAGGCAATACAAATTCTGCTGGAACGGATAGTGGCTCAGTTACTAATGAAAATACTTCTCAGATTAGATTTAAGTTTACTGAGTGTATGTTTGATGTTGGCGCTAGTGGTAAAGTTTTTGAGGGTGTTACTAATAGTGGTGGTAATATTGCTACTACTGAATTAAAGTTTAACTATAGTACATTAGAATTAATATCTCAATATTCTGGTTTTTCAAATGCATTGGCAGAAGACAAACAACAGAATTCCAGTATGCCTGGGATGGAAGATAAACAAAAAAGTTTCCTTAAAGATAAATTAGGAGAAGTTGTATCAAAGGTTGAAGGTGTGGGTGAGACTGCGTTAGCTAATCTTAAAGCAGCACCAGGTAGAGCATTAGACGCAGTTCAGCGAAGAGTAGGTGGTTTAATTGATAGCGCAGTTTTAGGAAATGTATTTGGTTTGCAAAATCAATTATTAGGTGCATTAACTAATCCGGGTGTAATTAATGCTGCACTAGGCGCGGCTGTACAAACAGGTCTAGATGTAGTAGGAGCAGGTGCACTAGGTGATGCAGTATTTAAACCGGCTTTAGATCCAGGTAATTCATTAACAGGAATACAACAAGTGTTTGATCCATCATTAAATTCAGCTGGAGGATTAGGTGAATCAAATATATTTGGCCCATCAGGTCCGACGCCTAACTCTACTTTAACTAATAATCAAAACATATTTAACTAATGGGAAAAGTAGACCAAGCAAATTTTAATGCTGATGATTTACGAACTACACAGTGGGTAGGAATTGTAGAAGATACTGCTGATGATATATTTGAAGGTAGATGTAAAATTAGAGTATATGGAAAAATGGATGATCGTGTAGATCCTGAAGATCCAGAAAGTGCATATAAACTTCCTACTGCTTCATTACCATGGGCAAGACCACACCAATTAATGTATGGCGGTAGTAATTCAGGAAGTGGTAAATTTGAAATTCCAAAACTAGGCTCTATAGTTAGACTTACATTTGATAATGGAAATTTTTATCAACCAGTATATCATGAAAACATTTATCCTTCAGATGAAACAAAGGCAGAGATAGAAGCATCATATCAAAATTCACATGTATTAATATATGACACTGCTTTTGGTTTAACTGGTGCATTAGAAGATGGGGTATCAGAAGCAACTAACGAAAGAGAAGGAGAACATATTAAAGTTTTCTTTACAGAAGAAAAAGGGCTAATGATGGACTATACCACAACAGAAGGTCCAACTACAGTGAATGTAAAACCTGACAACTCCGTTGAAATAATAAATGCAAATGGTGATACTATTGTAATGCTTAATGATGGAAATATAACATTTACTCATTCTGCTCAGTTTACAATTAATAGCGGAGCTGACACTGTAATTAATGCAGATACTAATTGTCTTATTAATTGTGTTGATGCTGTTATTACTGCAACTGGAGAAACTCATGTTAATTCACCAAGAATTAAGTTAGGTGAAGCAGCAGCTGAATCCGTAGTTAAAGGTGATACTTGGAAAAGTTTATTTGATTCACATATTCATCCTGCGCCTGGTGGTGTAACTGGTACACCATTACCTCCCTTTAAAAATAGTTCATACTTAAGCACGAAAAATACTACTGACTAATGCCTTGGATTCCTGCACCATTTAGAATAGCATTCCCTGCTTGGTTAATTAGTAGTACTGGCACAGAGCCATATTCTTTTAAACCAATAGCAAAAGAGATTGGCAAAGACTATGCATTAGCAGCGGTTGCAGTCCAAACTTCATACGGAGGAATACCGCCACTTACAGTAGGTACTGCTTTGGATATACAAAAAGGTTTTGAAAAATCATTTGAAAAGTTAGAGACTTATATGAATGATGTAGTTTCATGGGCACCTGGTGATTCTCCTACTGAATGGGGAATGGAAGTACCTGATGAGGTATGGTTAGATGCAGCAACATCTGTTGTTAAATATTGGTCAGGTGGTATAATGAGTCCACTACCTCCACCTCCACCTGGTTCAGTTGGTACTAATCCTATTTTATTTCCTGGCTATACTATAAATACTCAAACTAACCTTATATCAGTTAATGATCAACTTACAAAAGATATTTCTGCCGCCTTTAAATTATATAATGGTCTTAAGCTAGGTAAGGCTTTAGATAAAGCTTTTGTTGATCATTTAAAATTAGTAGCAGGTACTTGGACCGGAGTTATCTTAGCCCCACCAGCTGCACCTGTACCTTTAGTTTTTCCATGGGTTGGTTTATCATAAAGTTTATCATATAATGAAACAAAACAACTTGTGTTAAGTAAAATAATAAATGCTTTAATACATAGGTAATATATAATACAAATAATAACCTCATAAAAAAATAAAAATGACCGAACAAGAAATCACAATCCAATTAAGTGATGATCCATTTGATACAAAAGTAGTAAAAGTCCAAGTTCCTGAAGGTACAAAATTAATGTGTAATGAAGCATATGCTGCTGATTCATTAGCTATGTATGGTCTTACTGATTTTACTTTACAAAAAACTCAATTAATAGAAGATAATATAGGGTACATAACACAAGGAGAAATTTCTTTTATATCTAAAGATGGCGAAAGAGCTTTAATTGATATTCAATCTAAGTATACTGCATATTGTGCTTTAGCAAAAGAGCCTGATTATATTGTAGAGCAATTACAAGTTGGTATGGAGATTGATGTTAAGATTAAAACTAATCCAAAAACTGGTGATGTTATTGCTTCTATCTCTGATGCTATTAAAGAAGTTAAACTAAGAGAAATAAAAGAAGCAATAGGTAATGCAACTATAGGATTTACTGCTAAGGTTAAAGAACTTATTCATGGTGGTTATTGGGTAGATGTTGCAGGTATTAAATGCTTTATGCCAGGTTCTTTNGGTGGCTTAAATAAATTACATGATTTCAGTTCTTTGGTTGGTAAAGATATAGTTGTTATGCCAATTACATTCTCTAAAGAAAAGGATACGATTGTAGTATCTCATAGGGAATATTTAAGAACCATGATTCCATCTACAATTGAAAAACTAAATGAAACAATAAAGGAATCAAGAATTGGGTTTGTAACAGGAACTACTAAGTTTGGAGTATTTGCTGAATTTGATGAATGCTTAACTGGATTAATTCCTAAATCTGAATTAACTGAAGACTTACAAAAAAGATTAGATGATAGAGATATTAAACCAGGAGATGAAATAACATTCTGGGCAAAGGAGGTTATATCTGATAGAAAAATCATATTAAGTCAATTAGGTCCTAAAATTGATTTATGGGATGGGATAGATGAAAAATATAAACCTATGATGGTTACTGAAGGTAAAGTTACTAAGATAACTTCATACGGTGCTTTTGTTGAATTAGAAAAAGGTATTAGTGGATTAATACATAAATCTAAATTAAAAGGTGCAGACTTATCAAAGGGAGATACTATAAATGTAAAAATCGGTAGTGTGAATGTTGGTGATCGTAAGATTACAATGAACATAGCATAACATATTCCTGGTTTGAATATATAAACAAATCAGGAACTACATGTACACTAACGAACAACTAAATGCTATATATGCATCCAAGATTGGATTAGAATTTGAATTCTTTGCTAATGAAGGATTAGATGAGGTTAAAAGAAGTCTTTCTAATGCTTTAAACAAGGAAATAAGAATAGAAGAAAAGGCTCATAGTGACTTTGCCCCTTCTGATGAAATATTTAAATTAGAACCTGATAATTCCGGTGGAACAGGAATGATTGAATTGGTTACAGGGCCAATGCCATTTGTTGAATCAAAACTTATTATTGCAAAAACTTTAAAGTGGATCCGAGAAAACGGGTCTACTAATGAGCGATGTAGTATTCATATAAATGTAGCATTTGATGGAAAGAAATTAGGAACACCAACAAACGTATCTTCTTTAGATATTGGTAAGTTTGTTTTAAATTTTAATGAAGATGCTGTTTATGAAGCATTCCCAAATAGAAAAGATTCCGTTTATGCTAAGTCTATAAAGTTTATTGTTCCTTTAAGTGGAATGACCCAACCATCCCCTGCTTCTATTTCATGGCAAAATTATATGTTTGTTTCTGAAAAGTATTATGGTGTAAACTTTTCTAAGATACCTAAAAATTATATAGAGTTTAGATATCTTGGTGGTAAAGATTACGAAAAGAAGTATAATACTATAATGAGCATGACAGAACATTTTGTATTGTCATTATATGATTCTTTAGTAAACCCAAAATATAGTGAACAAGATATTAAAGTATTAGAAGCTATTTTAGAAAAGCATAGCGGTGTAGTAGAATCTTATAAAGACTATCAAACATTTAAAAAGAAGTTTCCTAAAATACAATTAATGGTAGATCTTAAAACATATGATCAAATTGTAGAAACATTTTATCCTAAGATGAGAGAAGAAATATTTAAGCTTTTAACATTGGCAGGATTAAAGGAAGGTTTAATTAATTATGATGCTGACACTGGTAGGATGCAACTTAAAAATGCAGAACTAATGAAATGCTTTGAAATAAAAGGTATGGATATTGTAGATTGCAAAATTCAAGGTAATGTTTTAAATTGTGATATATTTACTTCTGAATTAATTAACTCTTCATTATTTGAAAGTAATTTATTTGGGTCAACTGATGCTGCTGATTGTAAGATAGAAGATTCATATGTTAGTAAAAATGTCATGGTTAAAGATTCTTATGTTTTTGGACCTAGAGGAGTTTTTAGTGGAGAAATGGAAGGTGGTATTTTTAGAAAAGGTAGAGCTACTAAAATGGCTAGGTTTGAAAATACTGAAATAATTGAAATAGAAAAAATATAAATAAAGCATGGCTAACAAGAATACTTATTGTAATGATCCAGATGAAGCTGCATGTTTAGATGCATTAATTAAATTAATTAATGATGATCTTACAATTGCATGCCAAATACCATTCACTGTTCCTAAAAAGGAATTAAACAATATTATACAAAGAGCAAAAAAATATTTTTATAAAATATATGAAGATAGTGTAGAGCAAATGTATATTGCTTTACCTGCAGGTGCGTTACATACAGCTGCGTTTAAACAGGGTGTACCATTTGGAACCGGTAAAGATAACGAAACAATAACTAATAAAAATCAGATTGCTAACCCTCGTGGTATAGTACAAATGCCATCTAGAGTTTACTCTGTGAATGATGTATTTGAGATAGGTGGATTTAGTGGAGAAGATGGTGGATTCGGTCAAATGAGCTTTAATGCAGATGACGTAGATTTTTCAATTGATAAATTTATTTATGATGATGTTTACGGTGCAGGTATAGGTAGTGAAAATTTAATGTACTATGTTGTTAATTCATTATTCATGGATAATGCAAGACAGGTTTTATTACCACAAATATCATATACTTTTAATAGGCTAACTAAAAAGTTTAGATTCCAAGGTGAGCTTCCTAAGAATGCAGTTATATTTGAAATCTTTTCAACTATTAGTGATTGTGCATTATTTGAAGATGAAGCATTCCAAAGATATGTTATAGGACAGGCAAAAATACAGTTGTCTAGAATATTAGGAACCTTTTCATTTAATCTTCCAGGTAACATTACAATAAATTATGATATGATATCTTCTGAAGGTAGAGAAGAGGTAGATCGAGTAGTTGAAGAAATAAAAGGAGATGAAGGAGTTGATTACTTTTTTACTGGATAATTATAATCTGAAAGCTATTAAATTAAAAGAGAATATATAATAAAAAATTAGTGTTCTAAAATGGCTTCACCAGTTATTAGAGATATTTACAGTAGGGATGCATTAGCACCAAAGTTTAACGACAATACTTTGGAAGTTAGTGATTCATTGTCTCAGTTAATTCTTAAGATAGAAAATTGTCTATTTACAAGTAAAGGAGATGTTTTAGGCGCGCCTGGTATGGGTGCTAATTTAGATGATTTAATATTTTCATTAGTGTTAAGTGAAAACACTATACAGAATAATATTAATAGTCAGATCACAGCATACTGTTTACCTAGGCTTGCTGGTTTTAGTGTTGACTGCAAAGTAAGTTTCTTTTCTACTTTAGAAAGAGATGGTTGTTTGGTTGATATTTTTGTAAATGAACAGAGAGTCATAGGGGCTCTTTTTTAAAATAATAAAGTGAATGTCATTTTTTAGTAAAACAAGATTAAAAGCTACTGAGCTATTCGAGGATTCTTTTGAATATCTCCAGCGTACATATGATCAGGCGGTAGAAACTTTTACCCCAGCATCTCCATTTGGGCAGGTGTTAACTGTAGTTTCTAACCTAGGTGAAATGATTTTCTTTTACATAGAAGCTGTTGCAACTGAATTAAATATATCACGAGCTCGAAACATTGAGTCTATATATGGTTTATCCAGATTAACTGGTCATGACCCTACACGAGGTATATCTGCAAGAGGTATTATTGGATTACGTTTAAACACAAGTGCATCTACCCTCCTTAATGGTGACTATGTACAAATTATGAATGGTGCTAGTTTTGAAATAGGACAAAATACATTAACTTACTTTTTAAGATTTAATAGTGATTTTATTAGATTAGATAAAACAACAAAAGCCTTTGTTAATGTTGAAGTAGTTCAAGGTGAAAAAGAAGATCAGTCATTTACTGGTTCAGGTTTAGTTTTACAGAGTTATAATTTAAGCACAAAAGAACCTACTGATCAATATTTAGTAAAAGTTAATGTTGATGGTGAACTGTGGAAAAACGTAGATTCATTGTATGATATGAATAATGGTGAAAAGTCTGTGATGGTTAAATCAAGTGTTAATGGAGGCTTAAGTATATTTTTTGGTAATAATCAATTTGGTATGCCACCTGCACTAGGAGCTAGAATTAATGTATCATATGTAAAGACTAGAGGTTCAGCTGGAAATATTGGAGGTAAGCAATTAGATATAAAGTTTTCAGATCCTGGAACAGATCCATCCGGAGAGCAAGTAGATTTAAATGAAATTCTTGCAATAAACATTACTAGAAATCCAATGTTTGGTTCTGATTCTGAAGATCCAACATTTACCAGATTAATTGCACCATACCAAAGTAATTCTTTTGTTTTAGCAAATCCTAATAATTATATTTACTATTTAAGTAAGTATGATTTTTGGTCTTTCATAGATGCGTATAATACAAAGGATGATGAATATTTAGATGATGATAATATTATTTACTTATTTTTAATTCCAGATGTAAAGAAAAAATTAACCAGTGACTTAGATTATTTTAGTGTACCTGAGGTTGAATTCACCATGACTACACAAGAAAAGGAAATGACCTATGAAATATTAAACAAAAGTGGAAGACAGGTTGTTACAGCAGAAACTAGAATTATAGATCCTACTATTAAAAAGTATGCACTTAATATTGTAGTAAGATGGTTTGATAATTTTGATAAAGATGCCATAAGAATTGAAATAAGAAAAAATCTAGACGAATATTTTTTAAATGTAAACAGAAGAGATAGAATACCAAGATCAGATATTATTTCAATAATTGAAAATGTAGAAGGTATTGATTCTGTAAATGTATTCTTTATCTCAGAAGCAAATGAAGAAGCAATTAGAAATGGTTTTTATTTTATACCAGTTTATGGAACAGATCCTGTAACTGATCAAAGAGTTTTAATAGAGAACAAGAAAATAGTTTTAAAGAAAGGTGAAGATCCACAAATAGGATTAGATAGCTTTGGTGATATTGTTATTGATAATAATGATTTGGCAATTATTAGAGGTGGTTGGAAAGATAGAAATGGAACTTATTATGAACCGATACCTGAGGCTAATAAAATTAGTTCTCTTAATGTATTCTATAAAGAAGGTATTCAAAACAATCTTTATAATAAAATACAACAGGAAAAATATAATAAAGTTCAAAGAAGCAAAGGAACAACAATAGCAACCGGTAATAATGCTAGAGGTTTAAACACTGGTAGATTACAAGGTCAGCCAACACTTAAAACATTAAAAGGAAAATAATATGGCAACAGTAAAAGATAAGAGAGTAGGTTTCCCTAGTTTATATAGGGCTACTTATGAGCATGGTTGGTTGTTAAAAAACACTGGTTTTGATTATGCTCCTAATTTATTAAAAAATACTATGTCTAAATATATGTTTAGAAATAGACACCTAGGTACATTCTTAAATGATTACTTAAGCCCAATTATGGTGTTTTATATTAACAGAGTTAAATACTTAAGAATTTATTTTAACTTCGCAGTTCCTAAGTGGTATCAAAAAATAAATTAAAAAGTAGTGACCAAGAATTGGCAACATTTATATTTTTTCGATAAGTACGGAAAAAACTACAACATGAAATATGACAGTTCTACTGACAAGTGGACTGGTGACATATTTTTGCCTCAGGTTTCTACTGACTTGTTTGAGGTAGGACAATTATTTATTTTACAAAAACTTATTGATAAAGATAGCGGAGCTTTTATGTTTGGCTATCCGCATGGTTATACTGATGCTCCTGCTCCTGCTCCAACTGGAGAAGCTAATTGTAAATGGGAAGCTACATGGGACACAAATGAACCTAATCAAATATTTCTTTTCCAATTTAATAAAGAGTTTAATACTGGTACGCAATCAGCATTAGTACAAGAACCTGATGGACCACCGTTGGTAAAAATTGATACTCTTACTATACCTTTAAATTATGATACAAGCCAAAGTACAAATGCTGAAGGTTATATTATAACTGATGAGATTAAGTCTGTGGCATTACAGGTTAATGTTGCATTTTCATCAGGTGAAGAAAATACTTATAAAAGAAAACTTTTAATAACTGATAAATGTACCAATACAACTGTTGGTGAATTTACAGTTTATGCTGAAAGTATTGAAGAAGATGAAAGACTAAGAGTCATGACTCAAAACATGGGTTATAATGTCATTGCGTCTGATAGTACAGTATTTAGAGAAACAAATATAAAGGAAGCATTACCTGATTATGTAGAGATTAATTTAAAGCGTAAAGAGATTATGCTAGAGGGTAGCAACATTTACCCTTTTATTGGTTCTTATAAAGGTTTAATAAATGCAATAAAGTTTTTTGGTTATGATAATTTAAAGCTTAAGGAATTTTGGAAAAATGTAAATGCTAATTCTCCACAGTTTGGTAAGTATATTCAAAGCAGCACTGTAGATTTATTTTCACCCACAGTTCAATTTGATGATAAAAAAATAACATTACCAAATAAAAACTTTAGAAAGACTAGTATGTTTAGTCTTATTTATAGAATTAATAAAATAGTTCCTGGTAAATTTACAGATGAAGATTTACCTGTGACAGAAGAATTACAAGATTTTACAATCGAGGAAATACTAATTAAACTATTTGGATTAAAAAGAAAATTAGAAAAAGAATATCTTCCACTTAATGCTCATATTAAAGGTATTACAGCAGAGGCTGATTTCTTTGGGTTATTAGAAGTTACTAACACTATAAGTAGAAATGATACGAATACAATTAGAGCAGGTATTAATACTGATTTTAAAGTATTGCCGTCGGCATGTACTTATTTAGAAGATCTTAGAAGATTTGATTCTTTTTGCTTAGAGGAAGCAGGTATTGTTGGCCAAGCTATAATAAATTTCTGTAATGCTTATGTTGCTCCACTGGCTGCAGGTAACGCTGCTGTTGGACAAAATATGCTTATTGATTATACACCCGGGGCTACTTTACCACCACCTCCAATTGGGCCGGATCCTAATAGTGTACTTGGTGCATTACAAGATGGTGGGAATGTACANATAAAAGATGTTGCTGGTGTATATGCTGCATACTTTTCAAGGTATGCCCCAAACTTAAATAAGGTTGCAGGGTTAGATTATAAAGAGGGATATTCTTCTGAATATTTACCAGACCAACCAGGCGTTCCAAGTGGAGCATTAATTACTTTAACTAATGATAGCTTTAGTAATATAACATGGGATAATGTTAACAGTACATGGGATCAATTAACAAATGCTAATGATTTCTTTACATTTGATTTTAATGTTCAAGGTGCTGCTTATGGAGATGTTTATACAATTAGTGATTCTGCATCAGGTACTTCTGCCTCTCATACAGTTGTTCCAGGTGATACTATACAAACAATAACTACATCTATCTTTAATCAAATAGCTGCACTTAAAACAACACAAACAGATCCTTGGTTATGGTTTGATTGGTCACAAATTACCAATGAAATTGGTCCTTGTATTAGAGCCTATGGAAATGATGTTAATAGATTTACTGCCAGTGTTGTTTTAGCAAACTCGGCAAGCGGTGGTCAATTTACAGGTATTCAATTACCTGGTGAAACTTTATTTACATGGAGTGGTTTACAATCTGGAAATATTTCAGAAATAGAATGGACTGTATATAAAGATGCATCGGATGTATCTCCTGCATACTTTTTTCAAATAAGAGGTACAATTGGACAATATGGAACTTTACCATTAACACTACCTTACGTAGGAGATTATAATGTAGAGATGAAATTGTTTGATATGTACAACAATATATCCTCCTCTGTAAAGCATGATGTTATTTGTGTTAGTGATAGAGAAGTAGAATATTCTGGGTGGTTTCAATCAAGGAAAAGTATATACACATGGAGTAGTGAAGGTAAATATAAATGGAAAGATTATGGATCTTTATGGAATTTACCTATACAGCCATCAATAACTTGGGATGAAGAAACTCCTAGCTTATATGATTCTCTTGATAGAGTTAATGCAATATTAAATACTTTTGGTATTGGAACCTCAACGGATTTCCAATTATTAAATTATCAGAATGATGGTAAGGCTAGTTTTAGTGGACCTTATCAATGGAAAAATTTAAACAAACGATTTTGTACTTGGAATAATGCTTATCATTTATGGTGGGACATGACTGCTACTACTGGCGATACTCCTGCATTTTTTCAGTTTAGTGAAATGAAGCCTAATACTTATTTAAAGATTGTTGATCTTGAAGGTAATATTGGTACTCATTTCTTTGATGCTGCAACAGTTACCTTAGGAGATGCTGTTTCACAATTAAACGTAAGTACTGATTCTGTTATTAATAAATATGTTTATAATTTAGTGTTAAATTCTTCAAGCAGTGAAATGTTTGTTCAGGCAGTTTCTAGATACTTTGGATTACATGGAGATTTTAAATCAGTAGATATTGTAGATACAAATAACTTAAGAGTTTGTGCAAGTGGTACTGGTAATTCTACAGATTATATTGGTGGACCGTTGGCAGCAACTTCATTATATCCTCCTTTTGCTAAAGCATTACCAATTAACGGTATGAATTTAGTTTCAGTAGGGGCTGTAGGTGGATCACCAGCAGTAACAGATAATTTTGTAGAAAAAGTAGCAAGATGTGTGGAACTGACATTAGATCCTGATGGGACTGGAATTCTTTATGATAAGCAAGCTGCTGTTATACAAAAACTACAATCATTAAATACTATTCAGAGAATAGGTTATGTTGGAATGGGATCTTATACCCCAAGTTTAGAAAACATGGCAGGTTGGGATAATACTATGGACAGTAATTCAAACGTTGATTTTGTTTGGGAAAATACCTCACTATCACCACAGGCGCAAATTACAGAAGTATTAGAACATGTGCTACATACTATAACCACATTTGGTTTACCAGGTGCGTATCCTAATATATTTAACCAAACTTCTCCATCAGGACCAACTTATGCTGCAATGTCAGAAGCAATTAATAATGGTGTATTTGATACATCAGGATATTCACAACAACCTGGAGAAACTTTAGAAGAGTTCAGAGCTTTATTAATGAGAGAGTATTTATACTTATTAATATATGCAGAATGGAATTTTATTACTACTTACGTGAGCGGTGGAACTTTATCACCAGAATGGACTGCTGATACTGGTTTAGATACAGGTGTACCTGGAACTATAAGCGTACAAGTAAATAACCCACTAGGTCATGCTTTATATACTGATTACATAAGTAAGTTATTAGTAGCACCTAGCACCACAGTATTAAACACTATTTTTGCAACATCAGCAACACCGTCAGGTTATGTACCTTTTGAAAGGTCTCCAGCTGGTGGAAATATAGATTGTTTAAGTAGAATTTATAAATCTAGTCAAAGTATAACTAGCAATCCTACATGGTCAACTGCTAAATTTATTAATGACGGAAAAGTATTACCACCGATGACATGGGCTATGTTTGTCTATGATAAATGTAGAATAGTTGGGAAAGAAGGTGCTAAGTGGACCATCTCTAATACTACTAACTCATCCGTGGCTGATATATATTTTGAAAGCAAGTATCTAACATATCTTTTTAAAGACCCAGGAAAGTATATGATTACATTAGAACTTACTGATACGAATGGGAATAAATATAAAAAAGGTAGAAATATCTTAAATATAAAAGAGATTAACAGATCTCAACAAATTTAAAACAAATAATAAAATGGCAATCAGCGTAACAGAAATTTTAGGAACCGATTCCTTATCAGGATCGAGGTTAGTAATTAATGATAACTTTAATGTTCTTGCTAGTGAAATTAATGCAATGGAGGTATATTTTGCCCCTACTGCTGGTACAATCACTAATTTAAACAATCTTTCAACTGAGGCATTAAGAGTTGGTTTAAGCACTATTCTACTTGATATTAATGCTAGTACTTTTGATATTCTAACGAATGTTAAAATGACTGGTAATTTAAATATGAGCTTTGGTGGAATATTCAGAAATGATACAAACCCAACATCTCTTAATGATACCACAGCTGGATCAGGAATGGCAATTGATGTTGGTACTAGTACTGCAATACCCCCTTATACAATGAATAGGTGTGGAAATACAGATATTACTAATACATTAACTATATCACTATTCCAAGGTGTAATAGGACAAGAGATATTCTTTATGTGTACTGAAGGAAGTGGAACAGTTAATATTCAATCACCAGCTGCTACTAATTACATAGTAACAACCGGAGCAAATGATATAATAACTTTAAATGCAGTTGGAGAAACTGTACATCTTTTAGCTATTGATAATGGATCAAGCATACCAGTTTGGTTTATAGTCGGTGGTGATGGATATGTATTATCATAATTAATTAAAGAAAAAAACTATACATGGCAACAACGCCCTTAATCAGAACTCCACAAGCAGATGGGGGAACCTTTTATACGTTCTCTTCCTCTGCTAAAGACTTATCTAGAACTCTCAATAATGATGAGCTTAAACTAGTCTTTTCTAAGTTTGTGCTTCTTAATCTACCAGATATGGACAGATTAGATCCAACTACATTTAGTGAGTATCAAAACTATATGCAGTTTGACACGATAGACGGTGCAATTTGGAGTGGCGGCTTAAAAGGTGATCCTAATGTTAATTTTACTGAAAGTCTTCAAAACTACGCGCTGAATTTAGAAGAACTTATAATTAGTGATTCAACATATGATAACACAACAAACCTAACCGTTACCGAAAGAGTATTCTTTAAATGGCTCAAGGAGACTGGAGCAATGAGATTTAGAGAAGCTACTATTTTAGAGAAAGCAAATGGTATAACTACACCTAGGTTTGTCGAAGAAGATGAGGCACTATCAGGTACTCGACAGTATAGAAGAGTAGTTAGATATATTGGTGAAATTGATATTGTAAATAATGTAGATAAAGCCGGAGAAGCATATACTGAATTGTATATTAATGTACCGACAGAGGTAGGTAGAACTCCTACTATCCTCTTCGATTCAGTTTCTGATACGAATTATCAACCGTCGTTAAAAATACAAGGTACAAGTGAGTATATAATGGGAAGGAACTCCGCAACAGTTCACCCACAAGGATTAGACATTTTAGCTTGGTATGATTATGACCAACCTCTACAAGGACCAAATTCAGCAGGATATACAGATCCTAATGCAAACTGGATGGATGAAACAACTCCACCTAATACTACTGATGCTTACTTTACAGAACCAACAACATTTACTAGTGCTGCAAATGTTAATATAAGAAAATATCCTGCTGATTATAATAATCCATCAGGATTTGTTGGATCGGCATATGTAAGAAGTGAATTAGATGGAATTAGTGTAGATTTCAATCCTAATGATTATCAACAGATTGTACAGGATGCAACTATAAGCACTATACCACAATTTAATGGAACTGATTTAGCTGAATCGTTTGAATTTAATGCAGTCCTAGTTTATTATGATATGGTAGACTTAAGTGATTCAAGTAAAACTAAAACAAACTTATACGGTATTTTAATCTTAGATAATATAACACCTACAACAGATGGTGGTTATATTCAAAGATATCCAAAATATAAACCTAATCTTACAACTGGCCAAAATGGTAACAGTTATGGATTTAAAATTAATTTAAGATTTGACGCATCACCAGGTACTGCTGGTATTGATACTATTGTAAATGATTATAATACATTCTCAATGGGATTATTTTCAGATGCATCTGCTCAACTTCAAGCATCAGCTCAAATATTCCAAAGACAACAATTGGAACTTGCTGATATTGAATTACGATTAGCAGCTGTTGAAAATACTCTTAACTCTGTTAGTACATCTGCATTTTTGCAATCTCAGATTAATAATCTACAAACACAAGTTGATAATGCATCACTCGCATTTGCAAGTAGTACAACACTATTAGATTTAATTGCTAAAAATTCTGATGAAATTCAGTCATTAGCAAATGGAAATGTTTCACAAACATTACAGTATAATACAGAGGTTGTTAGACAAGGTACTGGAATATCTGTTAACACTAACACACCTAATCAGATACAAATTTCTAATAATGTCCAGGCGTATAACTTAATGGTACCAATGGATAATGGTAATGTTCAAATTACAGCATCTAATCCATTAAACTTAAATGTAGTAGCACCACAAGTGTTTGCTGATTTAGGAACATATACTAACATGTTAAGATTAGACACAATTAATCAAGCTAATGGCGACTTGGCTATTTATATAGATGACACTGATACACAGTGGAGAACTGGCCAAACATTAAGATTAACATTTAATAATGCTCTTTTGATAGGATCAAGAGATATAAAAATATATACTGATTCACCAAGTAGACTTAACACAGGTTCGTTTGGTAAATTAGCCGCAACTATACCTAATGCAAAATTAAGTAGTATTCCAATTATTGATCTGATTTGTACAGAGCAAGGAGTATTAAATTTTGTATATGACTGTGTTAAATAAATAATAAAATTGAAACCTAGATAATGGCTGAAAATAATTCAATACAAACAATGCTACCTGAGCTGTTAAGACTCTTTAACAATTCACTGGAGAGCTTTGAGAAAGTTAACCAGGCGATTACATCAAGCAGAGAATCTGTAACTGTTAATATTCAAAATAACGATGGGACCAATTCTAGGATTACTATTCCAAGTTTTGGTTTTCTTAAAAACTCAGTTGATAGATTAAATACAAATATTAATACTATTACAAATTTTAATGACGGTGATAGTTCTATAAGATTAGCTGATGGTACATTTAGAAAATTAGTTTTAGCTAAGTTACCAACCGAGGCACAAGACTTAACCTCATTGAATTCTATTAGTGAATTTGAAATTAAACCAAACTGGTTTTTTGAAGAATTAATTAACCCTTTATTATATGTAGCTTTTGATATTACAGGGCAGGCTCCTATTGATACAGAACGTGCAATTATACAGAGATATATTTTAGATACAAACAGCCAGAGTAAAATTAACTTTTTTGAAAATAATTACTTTGGAAATGCTACAATTGATTATGATACATTTTTACAAGAGATAGTAGAAAAAAACATATCATATGTGTTAGATGAAGCCGTTGTAGATTTACCACCAAGAGATAAGAGATTTTCAGGTGGCTTTAGTGTATTAAGAATTGGGGAGGAAAGTATAACGGAGACGGTAAATGGTGTTGAGCAAACCGTAACACAGAAGTTATATAAATTAAACAAAATATTTTATACAGATGCAGAAGCTGATTTTGCAGACACTGTTCAACTTAAAGTTGGTGATAGCTTAGAAGTAGTATCTACACCGATTGATACAAGATATACAGTAACACAAATTGATTCAAGTACAAATTCAATTACTGTAAGACTACAAGAAGGATCTAGAACAATAAGTATTGGATCAGATGTTTTAAAAATAGGATCTTCATTAAGTGATACTTTAGAGGTTGATGTTACTGTTGGTTTTAATGAAAGATGTGTTACCTTTATTAAACCTATTGACCCAGATTCAAAAATACCTGCAGTCAATTGGTCTCCAGGTAGTGGTTTTTATACAAATAATTTAACAACTATTGACTCTTCAGGTAATGCGCAAACATTGGCGGATTATTATCAACAAAATGCTGTTGATTTTGGTAGGTACCTATTATCATTTGCACAAGATAAAATCCCAACGAGTAGAGAAGGTGTAACTCCTAATGCTCCAGTTTTAGCTTCTGAAGATTTTACTGTGTCATTAATAAATGGACAAGTTAGCAATTCAGATTCAATTGTACAACTTAAGGATTTAAATAATCAAAAGAATACTATACAATCTACATTATCTGAATTAGATGTTGCAATTTCACAAAGTAGATCAAAGATACAAAGTACAAATTATACAACTGAGGTTGAAAGAGATGCAGATAAGAATGCATTACAAGGTTTAATTACTGAGAGAGCATCACAAGCAAAATTATATTCTTCGGTTGTAACTGAAATAGATTCTACTTCATCTGATAATTCAGTAAGTAGTATTACTCCTAAATATAGGGTTAGAGGATTCTGGGCAATGCCTGAAGAAAAGTCAGCGCCAGAAACAGGTGTACAAGATATTATTAAATTTAAATACCGTTACAGATATCTTTCTGCTGACGGTGCTGCTAATGCAGTTGATCAATTTACATATACTGATGGTAGCGGTACAAGCCAAGGCGCATTTTCAAATTATGTAGTTGTTGATAGTGTATTAAGACCTAGAGCTAAAAACAGTATAACAGGTTTATATGAATGGGTTGCTATCGATGATGATAATGCAGATTCAGTTAATATTAATCAGTTAGATATTCCAATTAGAAAAGGTGAACAAGTAGAAATACAAGTTAAGTCAATATCAGAAGCAGGCTGGCCATCAAATCCATTAGAGAGTGAATATAGTACTGCAATTAGAGTAGAATTTCCAGCAGACTTAAGTTCTGATAATGCGTTAGAATCCATTCTTATACAGAACCAGGAAGATTTGGCGTTAGTTTCATTAAATGAAAATTTAGAATCTATTGGGTTACCTACTCATTTAAGTAGTTCATTTACTGCAAACGAAACATATTATGCCCATTCATCTCCAGTAATTGCATCAGGCTTTTTATCAGAGAATCAAACGCCTATTGATCTTTTTACAAAATTAACAGAGATGCAAAATCAATTAGATTTATTTTCTGAAATATTAAGTTCTGCACAAGGTGAATTGCAAACAACATTAGTTGATGATACAGGTAATACATTTAATTTAAGAAGAAATGCAGTTACAAAAGTATTTGCTGGTTTTTATTCTCAGGAAGTTGATGGATTAGATGATCCAAGAGGGGCTGTTATTTCTAAAACTTATTTTATTAATATTCAAAATACATCACAAACTGCATTACAGTTATTATCAAGAGTAACCGGTAATCGTATTAGAATGGTAAGGCAATCAGAAAACCCTGCATCATATTCTTCAACTAATACTGGTACTTTAGATAATGGATCAACAATATTACCAGCAACATATTCGTGGTTGGACAATAGCCAAGCTAATCAATCAAATGATAGAGCTACCTTTAGAGGTGATGATACTGATTATAATACAGTTAGAAAGTATGATTTAACTCCACTTATATTAACAAACCCTGATGTTACTCTTGCAACACAGTATGGGCAAACTATATCTGTACCACCATTTGCATCAACACAAAATAAAAATCAATTTTTATATAGTAGGTTTAGTGATGTATCGGCAGAGGGTAATTTTTATAGTTATCTAAATCCAGATAGTCCAACTAACTTATATACATTTAATTTAGATACACTAGAGAATTTTTATTCTGAAAATTCTAATACTGGTTTATCTGATCCTACTACTGAATTTATTTGGGGTGGTGGATTCTTGGATACAGGTTTACCAACAACCACTAACGGCTATCCTAGTGGTGATGATGTTGTGACAGTTTCTATTGCACATCCTTTTTTAACAAACTACACTGCCTATGTTAATGCATATGAAGCATTAACTGGTGATATTAATACTTTACCAGCAACACCAACCGGTGGGGTTGATTGTAGTAGTGCAGGAAATGGTACAGGTGCGGTGTTATTTAGACAATCTAAATTTGCACCATTAGTATCAGATGCAAAGAAAGGAAAGCAGCAAGGAATTTATATAAATGAAAATGTTACAGGCTTATTTAATTTATCAACAGGAGTTGGTCAAGCTGCACTACAGCCAACATTTGATACTGGGCAATCTTTACAACCAAGCCCATCATTATCTTCAACGGCATTAGCAAACTTATGGGATACTAGCGCAGCTGGTTATATTACAGGTGGTTATAGTAGAAATGGCAAATGTTCATTTGAAGGTTTTGACCAATATACGTTAGGAAAGAAATCATGCGGATCTTATTTATTCATTTCTTCTGATAATCATCAAAATATCCAAGTAAATGGAGATTCTATTCAATCAGTAGAGGTTATACAGTTTGGTCAACAAAACGCAGTTAGCATTCCATTGGTATATCAATATAGAATGACTGATTATTTTGGAACTACCTCAGGATCAGGTTTAGGAAATGTTGCTGGTGATAGTACAGGCTCTACTGTTAATGTAACTTATGCTAAGAGAATAGGTTTTGATTTATTACCAAACAACTCTGAAATAATTCAATTTGATATTGAAATTTCTGCTAAGTATAGATCTGATAGATTAAGCATAGATGTATTCCCTAAGGCTACTGTAACTAAAGGATTGAATGATTTAGAAAAAGTTGTATCTGCATTAAGACCTTCAATAAACCAAACAAGAGTTTCTAGACAATTTTCTCTTACTAACGTTGACGGAGGACAAGGGCCATTAACTCAGTAACAGTCTTAGTTTATTTTAACTTTATCTTTGGTGAATAAATAAAAAAAGTGAAAGATAAATGGCTAGAGCACTCCTAGATAAAGCATCATATAGTTTAGTTAGAACTAATCCTAAATTAACAGGTAATGTTAAAGTAGTGTCGGATGGTACCGATATTTACTTAGAATCATTTAGTGCTAATACAAGACTATCTTCTCAAAAGTTTAAAGCATTTAAAGTAGACGGTACTAGTACTTATGATAGGGATGTTTTTAAATTCTTTGATTTTGGAAAGTTTCCTAAAGAAGCTGCATATGAAATATTCCAGGAATATGAAGATGATGCAGTACTTTCTAAATACGGTAATCAGTATGAAATGTTCTATTGTGCAGGTACGCGATCTGTAGCATCAGAATCTTACTCACAGAGTTTAGCGATGCTAGCTCCACTTTGGTTAAATGAACAGATGCCAGGTTATTTTGTAATTTTCAGAATGGATAATCCAGCAGCAGTAAATAATTTTAGAGCGGCTACTGAAAATGAGAACACTCAATCGGCACAAACTGCAACTGATTTTAGTAAAAATGTTTTGGAGAATTGTACTGCAATTAAAACATTTGATTTATCCGAAGGTACTGAATTAGGATCTTATATTAGAAATTATAGAAACCAAGAAACTTTTCCAAAGGCACCATTAAATATTTCATGGAGAAAAGATGAACCTATTTTATGGAGCGGTATATCTTATAACAGTGGAGGGTTTACAAGCTCGGGCAGTTATTCATACGAAGATCTAGTAACCAAAGATTCAACTATTATCCAGGATGAGTATTTATTTACTCAAGGGTTTCAGAATAATGGTATTCTTTTAGCTAATTTGTTGAACATGGAGTTTTTGTTTGATGATCCTACTGCTAATGACTATTCAATCAACAGATATTTTGGTATGTATGTTAATGATATACAGGAAGGTCAATTTGATTTGTCAGGTGAAGGGTTTTACAAAAATACAGAAAAAACACAATTACCAAAGATAACTACTATAACTGAAGTTTCTCAATATTTAAATACACCGTTCCAAATAACTAATGAGCAAGGTATATTATTATTTTTAGATCCTAATAAAACTGAAACTGTTACAGGACTACCAACACCTAAAAGAGTGGATGAAGTTAATTCTATATTCTATGTTAAAGATAAAGAAGATAATTTTCATACAGTAAAAAAAGGATCTCAGTGGGAAGAGAATCAAATAAGGTTATTTGACACTCAAGTTGATATATCTCTATTTACTGGTTATAAAGACCCTGATACATTTGCAAATGCAAGTATTATAAGCAGAGCGGGTGTTGCTCAAATGTATGTAAAGATATTAGATAATTTAGAAGATGGATTTTCTATTCAATTTAAAGATGGTGCAACCGTGGTTGGTACAATATTTGCTGACAGTACGCTAGCCCCAATACCAGGCAAGTCATTCCAAAGATTTTTTAATCCTAATGGTACACTACAAGAAGTAACACAATCTATAACTTCTGCTATTAATAAAGGTATTAATGAAAATGATAGATTTTTCGTAGCTTCATATAATGATACTACTATTTATGTTAAGTCTAGATTTAGTGGTGACAGATTTAATAGATTAAGCTTTAGTATGGATTACACTCAATTTCCCGAGGCACTTAATCAATTACAAACATATCCAATAACGTCATTAGCTGATTTTGATAAACAGTTTGTTGGTGGGAATGATGTTAAGAATAGTTTATTAAAAGTTGAATTAGGTGACCAAGACAGGTTTACACCTGGTGATTTTATACAAACAACAGGCGGTTATACCATTATTGGTGATTGGGTTCCTTATACTGATGAGCCTATTTATAATGGCCTTAATGAAATTATAGGATATACTGATATTGATAAATACGCAATTATAACATGCAACGATAATCAAATAATGGTTACAAGATCTAATCAAGTTGCATTATATTCAGATTATAAACCGTCCTTTGGAAGATTTTCATTTTTTGAAGTTAGAGATTTTGATTTTGATTTTTACAGTACTTTATATAGCCAAGAAGGTGAACTAGATTTTGAGTTTAAACAATATAATCAAACAGTGCCGGGGCTAGTCCCAGTGGCATATACTGGAATAAGCAATAATACCGAGGTTAGAAACTTTTATGACAATGGTGGATTTTATAATCTTATAGGTTTATTAAATGATGCTGAAGATTCAAATCCAGATGATGAGTATATTAAGAGTGAATATGTTAGATTAGAGGAAAACTTTTTAACTTCACAGGCATCTATATCTAGGATAGCCCCTTATATTAATAAATGGGGTTGGGTTAATGATGGTAAAGATGTAAGAAACCATCCATATAGATTAGATGTAAATGAGGCCTTTGGTTTAAATAACTTTGCACCATCAAAGTGGGATAAGGTACAAGAAGCTAGCGGGTTTACTCATGAATGGTATTACTTAACTAAATTCCCAGAGTACATAAAAAACGATAAAGAAGCTATTAAAAAATCATGGAGTTATAATGTCTATGACGTTAAACCTAACACAGAGCCTACTGATCCTACGATTAGCCAAGCTGGATTTATACCTGGTACTTTTCAAAATACAGTAGCTGATGCATTTAATAAATTCTTTATAGTAGACTCTTTTGATTTTAGTGCAGGTGGTGGTTTAATTGAGCAAGTTGATAGACAATTAAGATATGGTAGATTAGAAGGTGGTGATGAAAAGAATTTTTCAGAAGCATTTTTAAGAGGCGTTAGGATTATAGCAAAAGAAAAAGCTATAGGTACCGAAAAACCAAATTTTAATGCTAGGTCATTATCATATGTTCCAAACGGATCATTTAATGATTATAGATTTTCTGCTATATTGGTTCCTAATTTATATGATGTCAAAGCAATTGACACACCAGATTTTGAAATTAAATTTATAAAAAATGAAAAGTGGAAAACTGTAGTAATGCTTATATCTGTGAATTATAGCATTACCTGTGATCAAATAAATACAGGAAGCGTTAGCGAACAGATTATAGATAGAACTAGTTTATATTCTATAAATAGTAATTGGAAACTCGATCCTAACATACCATGTGCCCCTATTGGTTATAATAACACAGTGGTTAGAGGAGCAGTTTCATTAACATCTTCATACATAGATACAAATGGTGATTTAGTAATTAGGTTTCAACCAGACAAAAACGGAAACATACCTAATTTAGTAGAAGATGTTAGAATTTTAGCAGATGGAACTTTTGGTGATATTGCTTTTAAAATTGGACTTGACGATTTTATAATAAATGGTATTCTTTCTGTTGTTAATACAACTACACTAAGAGTTGGTGCAGGTAATTTTAAAAAGAATGGAACTCCAGTTAACATTCCATCATCAAGCCCAAATGATACTCAATTAAGAGCGGCTAATTATATTATTTCAGATGGTGGCTATAATCAATATTTGGAAAGATTAAATAATATAAGCTTTGGTGAAATGTTTGACTCGGTGAATCAAGGTAATCCTACTGTTGTTTATGAAACTATAAAAGAAGATGGATCACAAGTCAGAAATAAAGATGGTTCCTTGGCACAAACTTTTGGAATTGAATTAAGGGCACAAGCTGATATACTTAAATCTATTTATATTGGGGTATTACCAGATCCTGCAAAACCAACTGCTTTTAACTTAACTGAAGCTGTTGGTTATGANTTGTCTTTACAAAAGAAACCTAGGTTAGTACCATTTGCTAGNCATGCTGGTTATTATTCCCCTTATGCATTAAATCTATTAAACTTTAAGAGACCGTATGGATCTCTAACCTCTCAAACTATATATGAAAAGGCTGTTAGTGAATTATGCAAGTGGAAGAATGCAGAGTTTTCTATTAATAGTAATAAACAAACGTTTGGACAAATACAAAATTTCTTTTATCATAAGGTAAATGAAGAGGATCCATCTACTGTTTTAGAATTATCAAGAGAAAGTGCATTCCCTAGTTTATATCCTTTGATTAATGAAATAGGTATTGACTATAAAGATTTTTATATGTTTTCTTCAAACTGGGAACCTTCTTATTTTACCAAAAGTATTGATAAGTCACAAACTAAAAAGGTTATTGGTACAAGATCTATGTTTGAGAGAAAGTCATTTTTTGGTTCTAAGTATTTAAAGGTACCGGAGACTATTGTCTTAGAAACTTTTAAACCGTCGCCATTTGTTAAAGGTGCAGTTAGACAGCCTAGTTTAGTAGACGGTACATTTATGTATTTAGATCAACCTTCAGTAACAATTAATAAGAAAACTATTCAAACTGCTGGTGTTGTAAATACTAGAGCACTTAGAAAAAAACCTTCGGCTCCGGTAGAATCTTTTTATCTGTTTAACCAAAAAAGATTAATGGAATATTTGTTTACTCCAATTAAAGAACAGTTTTTAAAGTATGTTAATGAGTTATATGGATGGGGTGATTTAGAAACTCTTGATGATGATGTTAACCAATACATAAGAGAAAATATATTAAAATTATATAAGGTAGATAAAGTAGAGTTATATACTTTAGCAAGTAGAACAAAAGGCGGATCTACTTATACTACTGCTGAGCTAACTGATGCACAAAAAGTTAACAATGGATTAACTATTAATAATAATGTAGCATCTAAAACCTTAAATACTAATCCATTTGATTTAAGGCTAATATATAATAAAAGAACAGGTTTCTCTGAATCATTTGGTTTCAGCGTTACTATAGTTAAAAAATAATAGAAAAGAAATGCCAATCACTATACAAGAAATAATAGCATCGGATACTATTTCACAACTGGTAGATAAAACAAATTTTAATTTTGACCAATTGTTACTTAATGGTGGAGGTCCTGCTGGCCCAGTTGGCCCAATAGGCCCAGTTGGTCCTTCCGGTGGAAGAGGCCCAAAAGGAACTACATGGTATGAAGATACTGCTACATCTGATCCAGGTACTACACCTACTGCTAACTTTCCAACTGCGACACCGCGAACAAGCGATTACTATTTACAATTTAATGGGGTTGTATGGGAATATACTGGATTAGCATGGTCTCAAACTACAATTGATTTAAGAGGGCCGCAAGGTATTCAAGGTCCTGGCGGAGGAATGGGAGATACTTTTGGTTCACCGACAATTGGATTAAAAACTGCTATTTATAATGGAACTATAGGATTAGGTGTTGGTGCGACAAGTGTTAATGAAGGTGTGCCATCTGTGATGATTGGTGGAGCAGTAACAACTACACAACAACTTACAGGTATTCCATTAACTAATGCTTATGTTATCCCTGACTCGGTTGCTGCTAATTTAATATCTAGTACAGCTGCATTATTATTACACCAAAAAGATGCTACAACTAAGGCTATAGTATTTCATGGTGGTGCTGCTAATTCTGGTGATAAGTTTTACCAAACAGATTTAGCTGGTTTATCCAGCATTAGAATTGGTATAGATGACAAGTTAATTATGGATGTTCCTAAGGCTGCAACATCACCAGCTGCTTTAGGTGATTTATATGGGTATGAAGTTAATGTACCAGAAAGATCTCAGAATTTTCTTGCAGGTAAAGCAATTAATTTTCAAACAGGTGATAGCAGTGTTGCATCAGGTTTTGGTGGAGAAAATTCAGATTTTACAGTTAATGTTGGAACTGGAACATCAGCCGGAGGTAACAAGTTTGTAATAAATACTGCAGGTACTTCAGGATCAGGATTAGTACAAATAGGTACAGGGTTTTCAGTAGTAACCGAAACTACAAGAAATGCTACAATACAATTTCAAGGAGGAGAGACAAATTTTGTATCATCAGCTAATAAAACAATTCAAATAGCATCAGGTGGTGAAATAAGATTAGATACAACATTAGGATCAAATCCTTCAGGTAAAATTCTTCTTACTTCTGGAGTAGGTGGAATAACCGCACAGACTAATAATGGTGATATTGTTATAAAACAAGCAGATGCATCTTCATCGGCTACGGCTGACATTAATATTGAAAATTCATCTACTGCGCCTAATGCTACAGTAGGTGGAGATATTTATATACAATCTAATAGTCAAACAATATTAAAGAAAACTACTGCCACATCTAAAGCTAACAGTAGTATAGTTATTGATTATGGATATGATGGAGCTGCTGGGGCTCAACCTCATACAAGATTTGTTGGACAACAAACAATATCACCTGCTGGGTTATCAACTGGTACCACACCTCCAATAAGCTTTGGAAATACTATTTATAAAAATCCTACAACTGCACTTGCTTCGTCAAATGCTATATTTGAATTGACAGGAAATAACGGTGTTGTTGATATGGCACCAGGTGCAATAATGCAAGGGTGGTCAGGTGGAACACAATCAGCTAGCGGTGTAGACGCAGGTTTATTGGTTATAGGATTAGGAAGTGAAGGCCCACAACAACCTGTACCTGCAGCTAATTATGCATGGGACAATTCATTAGGTTTTGGAGTAAGAAACTCTGGTAATACAGAAGATTATTTTAATGCAAGTGAAAATAAAATTTCATTTGCAGCACCGTGGGTGTTAAAAAGAGCAAGAGGTTTAAATTCAAGTATTAATTCTGCACCAACATCAACGTATGTACCAAACGGAACTGCACCTGCCCCTATAAATTATGGTTGGAATACAAGACAAACACTATCACCACAACAAGTTTCACCAAACGGGGTTGTTTCTCTAGGTATGCCAACAACAGCAGATTTAAATGTTCCATTTATATCTCTTAACTTTGGACCTGGTTTAGGTTATAAGGATTCTTCAACTGGATTACAATTT